CATCATTAGTGTTACTCCTTTAGGTAACAAGGTATTAGAAATTGTCGAAACTGTCGATAAAAAGATAACCGCACACAAAAAGATCTTCTTATTATACACCAGTACTGAACCATATTATAATGAAAACAGTTTGTTTATTGCTGAATTAGCAAACAATTATAAAGACTGTTTCTTTATAATGAGCGGATCAGGTGATGTGCCTAACAGGTACGAACAAAATATTGCTAAACTGAGAGAATGCAATAATGTATCGGTTGTGTTTAAGTTATGGTATTTTGATAGGGTGCATTATATTAAAGAGTACAGTGAGTTTAAAAATTCACCTAGGCATTTTAGGGAACTTGAAACAGAAGCCCCAGACACTGTTCCGGATTATATAACATGCAAAAATAAATTTATGTTAACAATGCGTAATCCTAGATCGCATAGATTAATAATGAGCACATTAGTAGAGCCTGACCTAAGCAGTATAAGATATAGTAGACTATGGAGTTTACAACCATGGTGGCTAGATAATATTAAACAGAATGCAGACGACGAATATCAATACCAAGTTAACATGTTATCAACTGCTATTAAAGAGGTTTTAGACGATGTAGAAAATTCTAAGTTTGTAAATCAAATGATGCATACGTTATATGGAAGCCCGCACATGCTTGATATGGACGGATTTCAAGATAAAGGCCACCCACCAGAATGGTTATACCACAATGTTAATATAGCAATAATTGCAAGTGGTGAGCCAAACGGATGGGGTTATGCAGATGAAAAACAAATGATTCCTATGTATTATAAAATTCCTTATATAACATTTGGCAGTAAGGGCGTATATGAGGAAATGGAAAAAATAGGATTTGATGTGTATAGGGACGTATTCGACTTATCATTTAGCGAACAAAATACTGTGTTCGATCGTGTCGAATGGTGTTACCTAACAATAAAAGACTTAGACGAATTACATATCGATGATATGGTTAAACTATTAGAGAAATGCAAGCCCGCTGTAGAAAAAAATTATAGACATTTAAAGTCAGGTAATTTTAGGCATTTTAGTAA